TCTTGAACCTAAACCTGAAGCACCCATATTTTTCTCTCCTGTTTTTTAAATTAGATGTTAAGTTTCACAAACGGCGCACCCTGAGCACCAGCTGCCAACGATGCCAGAACATATCCGGCGTGCTGTGCGGTTGTTGCGTATGCATCACCATATTCATGCGCGTCAAACGATCCGTCATGCCTGAATACAGCTTCAAGTGCCACGGTAACCCCAAGAGCCGCCTGCGGAGATACCCAGCAAGCACCCTTCGTCTGCAGCCATAAATACTGACCAACAGTCGCATAACAAGTCGGAACGCCGACAACGGCCTTTCCGGTTGCGTTGGTCTGCTGAAGGTTGCGGTATGGAGAACCGATGCATTCAGCATATGCAGTCGCCGCTACAAGAGCTACCGGTATCGGATCATCAACAACTATCGTCATTGATCCTGTGCCAGTAGTTGCCGTATGCGACACTATACCGCGCGTGAAACATTTCCCGTCAGCGCCGGATCCATCCACAAAAACATGGATATAACCACCCGCCATTTCGTTAAGCGCAATCGCGCCATCGGCATTCTGCCCATCGCCAGATCCAATAGTGATCTTGATGGTCGTATCACCGAGTGCGGCATTCGTGTTAACAGCAACATGACCCACATGCTGGAGATCATGGTTGTGAGCGCCCAGATTTCCACCGATCGTGCCGCCTGCCTTACCGTAAGCATATTCACGGCCATCAGGTTTTCTCATAATGGTCCCGAGAGGATAAACCTGTGAATCGCTTGCCGTCCCGATACCCTGGTGAAATTTACCAGCCAGAGGTGCTATATCAACGCCGTATTTAAGCGCGAAGGCGTCGAATTTAACCTCAACCACGCCGGAAGAAACATATCTGTAAACGCTTCCAATTTCAGAATTGGCCGTTGCGGTATATGTAAAAGTGTCATCATCAGACGCAAAAACTTTCTTGCCGAAATCGGTAAGGGCCGCGCTGGTAATAGACAACTTTACGATTCCGCTGGTCCTGACTCTTACATTTACATCTCCCGCCGCACTTCCGGCTGCAGAGTTGTCCGCATTACTTTCCGCAAATCCCACAAACGGATCACCAGCGACCAGGGGGCGCGCATAACCGGACGAATTAAGTCCGACCGCCGAACCCTCGTAAATAATATCGCTTGCAATCAAGGGAAATTCATTTATTGTCCCTAATTCGAAATCCCTTGCAGTATCGCTTGATCGAGTAGTCATTATTTTTTCTCCCCCTTAATTCTGATGTTACCCCTATTCTGCATAAATGCAAAATAGGCGTCAAAAGTGCCAAACTCGGCCCTTATTTCTTTTGATTTTTCCCATTTAACCTTTGCGCCTTCTTCTGTGAGCTCATCATCGGATTCATCAGAAGATATTTCTTCGGGTTTGGAAGGCTGGTCCACCGGAGCCGGCGCGCCATCTTCCAGGTTTTTTGCGACGCTGGAAAGTTTTTCCTTTTCAGCTTTAAGAATTTTAACAGCCGCCTGTTCAGCCGTTGTTTTCCCGTCAAACATGAGCGCCTCAATCAGCGCCTCGTGACCCGGAATAAGCTGTTCTTTTACGGCTTTTATCCTTTCGGTTTCAGCCTTTATTCCGGCATCCCTGCCCTTTTCTTCGGCTGCTTTAATTTTGACATCAATATCATTCTGCGCTTCGGCTTTCCCTTTTTCTATAACCGCGTTATAGACTTCCGGAAAATCTTTAACGAGAACTTCCATCGAAAGTCCCATATTTTTTACCTCATTTTTAAAATTTTCAAACTCTACCAGGACACCGCCTGTTTTTATAAATGAATTTAAATCAATTAAACCCTCAATAGTGGAGACACCGTCCACCAACCCGGATTCAATCGACTGTTTTCCAATAAAAATTTTACCATCCGCCATGTTGGTTAAAACAAAATCCGCATCAACTCCCCTGTTCCGCGCCACATCATCAACAAAGGCTGAATAAACAGAATCAATTTGTCCCTGGATATAATCACGAGCATCATCGGCAAGAGGCTTATTTGATGATCCCATATTCTTATATTTTCCGGAAACAATCTCCGTAACTTTTATCCCCATCTGCTTATCCATCTCAGAATAATCGGTATGAGTTGCTATAACTCCGATACTGCCGATTATATTGGTATCGCCGGAAATATATATCTTGTCTGTTGCCGAAGCTATCCAGTACGCGGCAGACGCAATCATTCCGTCCGTGTATGCATAAATCGGTTTATTGCCGCGATTCTCAAAAATGAATTGAGCAAGTTCCTGAGTTCCATCCACCGTTCCGCCCGGTGAATCGATATAAAGAATTATTTTATTAACGCTTGAATCAGCCAGGGCGGCGGCAATGTTGCCTTTTATCTGAGCCATTGAAGATGCGCCGAAAAAAACACGGTCAAATATATCAGGGTTTTTGGCAAGTGGACCTGTTATCTCAATTATAGCGGCTTTCCCGATAATGTTATTTTGATTTGATTCTTGCGGGGCATCATTAAAAGCTAGAATCTTTGATTCAATGTCTTTCAGATTAAGTTTCGGCCCTCTTAAATGACAATCAAGGACTGTACACATCTGATTCAGCTTTTCCGGCAAAATAGCCCAGGGAAGATTCATCACATTAAGAATATTCATTGACTTTGACCATCCGTAATATTATCACTTGGGTAATTTTTGTTATTTACCGGAGCAACCGGTTCTGAATCTAAAATTATACCGGCAGACTTTTTCAACGCGAGCTCGCGCTTGATCTGTTTCATGTTGCGATCAAACTGACCGCCATTATATTCAAGAGTTTCCATCTCCATTGTAGTCAGGCACATTTCCGTCCTGATTTTAATCGCTTCGGCCTCTTTCGTCGGGTCAATATGCCCCTGAGTGGGCCCGCCCCATTCCGTACCGAGATACGCTTTTCGAATTACCGGGTCAGAAAAAAATCCAGGAGCAGAGATCCGCCCGGTTGCCACCGCTTCGTACATGAACGCCTCAAAAATCGGCTGACAAAATGCATTGACGAACCATACCCGGCGAGTTTTATAAAATTTCCACACTTCGAGGAGCGCAGCTCGCGCTGCAGAATATGAACTGGTGAAATGTTTTATCAGGACCTCGTAGGGAATCTCAAGAGCAATGCCAATCTGCCGCAGTATTGCCTGGATAAATGGGTCAAAATTAGCGTTTGGCCGGCCGGGATTAGCCGTATCAACTTTTTCCCCAGGGGCCAGTCCTATAATGGCACCGGAATTCAACTTTACGTCATCATCAGATGATTTTGATCCGGTTTCACTGAGCGGTTGCGCCGGACTAATTGCGCCATCTCCCGCCTCGGACGTGATGAATACCGTAAACAGGGCGGCAACCACCGCGGCATCCATCTCAGCCTTAGAATATTTACCGAGATTATAAATAGACTCCATGACCGGTGCTAAATATGGAATGCCGCGAGTCTGTCCGGGTCTTAATTGCTGAAAAATATGATAAATATTCTGCAAGCCCGTCTTTGAATCATATGCATCAATTCCACGCCAGGTTAAAGCGCCCCTTTTAATCGTGTTCCCGGGATAATCAGAACATACCCAGTATTTCAATGGCATACCGGATAAATCTTTCTCGACACCCTCGTATAAATATCCGTTATCTGTTTTTCCGTCGGTCTTATTGTTTTCATTGCATAATCGTTCCGGCTCAAAAAGCTGAACCTTCAATCCATACGGCATTATTCCACGTTTTTTAAATGCCCGAAGAGCCAGCGCTTCTCCCGTGGTAAAAAACTGACGGAGCGCCAGGGATTGCAACTCATAGAAATTACAAATCCGGGCCATATCGCATTCTTTGGATTCCGAAAACAGCCTGAATTCCCTTTCAATTTTGGTTTCGAGTTGATCCGTTTGTTCTTCGGATAATCCGAGGAAATCCCCATCGACTCTCGATTGCATCTTTAATCCGGCCCCGACAATATTCGTGCAATTCGAGGCGATGATTCCGGATACCATGGCGTTATTGCGCGTTAAATCATGGCTTCGATCAATGAGAGTCTGACGTTCATATTTTAAATGGTCATCTGCATCCATTCCAAGAGGGTTGAAATTATACATTGACCGCGAACTTTTCGTGGCCCCGGCATACGATTCGGTCAAAGCCAGGAACATCCGGGCTTTGAACCGTTTGGCTGCCCGAACCGGGGCCATAAATTCTATCGTTTTATCGATAATATTTTTTTTCACGGGCTTGCTTTTCAAATCTGACCTCAAATTATTGGCGTTACGCCCTTATAGCTGAGACCGCCGCGGCTCAATCGCTGAACTATGCGGTTCCATTTATCTATATTCTTGCTGATTGTTTCGGCGTCGGCCCTGGTATATGACCGCCCTGCAATATCATATGATTGGTTGCTGGCCACGGCATCATCCGCCGCCAGCCATAATGTCAACTTCGCCTCTGCTTGTGCTAATGTAATCCCGGCCATTCCTACCCCCAGAAAATAGAAAAGCCAGCTCCCCTGTTGGGTTGCTGGCTCGTGTTTTGGCTACCAGTCTTTGATTATTGGTCCGCGCTCGTTTTATGGCTACGCGGTTTAATCAATTTCTTCGGTTATTCGTATCTTCTTGGTTTCTCTCCGTTCGAAAGTGTGAATCAAAATCTTATAATTCTTTGACGTAAGATTAAAATCCACCTCTAATTTGCCACTAAAATATCCATTCTGGCTTAACGTGTCAAGCACTTTTTTTATGTCGCATAAAATCTTTTTGTTATCTATCAATGATTTATCCCCTTACTCAATACCCGGCGCTGCCGGAGAGGGATATTTACATTCACATTGTTCTTCGTTAAAAATTCAGAAATATATTTATTGAACATGAACATATCAGGAAACAGGATCCGCAGGGAAGCCAGATTATAGACCTCCAGGTCAAACGCCTCATTCCTTTCGCTTTTGCTTTTTTCCCATGTATAATATGGCTGTCCGTGATGATATTTCAATCGGCGCTTTTCTGCGGTTAATTGCTGGCAAAACTCAAACGTGAAATTTTTATTAAGGTGAATAATCCCCATTACATCTCTGGACTTCAATCTTGATACCACCAGGTTCTTTGCGGCATCGGTATTGATGGTGAACAATGGAATCTTGCCCTTGTTACTTCTCTTGGGCCGACCAACAATAGGCTTTTCTCCCTGGGCCCTCCCCTGTATAGCAAAAATATTCCTGCCGAGCCTGGTCCTGACGAACTGGTCCACGCGATCCGCATGATGCCCGCCGCGGTCAATCACCATTATGCTGATATGCAGATTCAATCCATTCTGGTGATGATATGTTTTTTGCGATAATAAGTCCAGCTTGTCCCATACGTCAATTTTACCGGGATCCCCGGCAATAACTATATGTTCAATATTCCAGCTCTGCTCCCCTTCTCCCCAGGCTTTCGCGACGAATTCAAGCCTGTCATCCTGAACGTCCACCGCGGCCGTAATAATCCCGGCCTGGATTGGTATATCGGGACCATAATCTTCCCTGGCATCAAATATATCGCTGGTGCTGGCGGATTCCCCCTCCTCTTCCCATGTCTGCCCCCTCCAGGTATTAACCCACGTTTTCAACATCTCGGGGTCATCCTTAGAATCAATAAACGCCTTTACAATCCGGGCCCAAGTAGCGCCGGGGCTGTATGAATATGCGGCCCATATCTGAAATCCGGCATGGCCGTCAAATTCTTTTTGGGCCACCCATTTCCCGCGCTCCATCATCCATCGATGCTTGTTATATTCAATGACCTTCTCGCAATCATCGCAGATATAAACCGGTTTCCGAATGGTTCCCTTAACTGAAAAATCAATATTTGACCACTCAAGGACCTGCATGAATCCACAATGAGGACACGGAACATGATACTGTCGCATGTCGCTCTGCAGATAACTTCTTTCAACCCTGGATAGACCCTTGATGGTCGGGGTGCTACCTATGATGATTTTTTTATTCCAGTAATATTCCGCTCGACGTTCACCCAGGGCGATCTGGTCCCCCTCGTTTCCCGCAGTAGGAGGATAACCATCGACTTCATCGAATAAAACAAACCTGGCAGAAATACGCCTGAATCCCCTTGGGCTGTTTGCCCCGACAATATATAATGTCATGCCGGGAAAGTGTTTTCTTAAAATGGTTTGATCCGTATCCCTTGTTTTTGAATTCGGAACCAATTCAGATAAAATTGGAGTATCCCGAAACATCGGCATAATCTCATCCTTGCTGTATCCCTGGGCATCCTCAATTGTAGGCTGGACCACCAGGATGTTTGACGGATCATTCTGGATGATATATCCAATCAGATTATTGAGAGTTTTTGTATATCCTATTCGTGCAGATTTCATCCAGGTGACCCGTTCCACATCCGGATCCACCATGGCATCCATAATGCCTTTTTGATACGGCAGGGTTTTCCACTTGCTCAATTGCTGAGCCGAGGATTCCGGAGACAGCCAAGCATATGTATCAGCCCATTCACTCAGCGTCAGCTTCGGCGGCGGGCTCCACATCCCTATAGATGTTTTCCACGCGCTTTCGAAGTTGCGAAGGAATTCCATCTTTCCCAATTTCGCTCAATACCTCTCTTATGGAATGATCAATACTGTTAATGACATCATTGTCTAAATGGGGCATCTTGTTTTTCAATGTGCTTGGTATTGATAATAATCGAGACCGGCTGGATCCGATCAACTCCTGCCAGGTCGGCACAAAAAGTTCAAAGGGTAAGTAATCCCCCCGGGCAATATTTAATTCAAACTGAACCTTGTCCGCCTGCAGTTTTATCAGCCTGGTCCTCTCCTCCTTGATGCTCCCCATACGCCCGGCAAATTCATTCACCTTAAATGAGATATACGCCTGGACACTTTCTGTTAAATTAAATTTGCCCCTGCTTAATTTTGTGAATATTCCCTTTTCTGCCAAATTCCTTATTTGCCGATCAGATATATTCAATACCCTCGATAACTCTGCTGTAGTAATTATCTCTTTCATTCATCTCTATTGATAAATATCAACATACACCAAACGGAAACGGAAGTGAGAGTTGACAATTTATGCCTATTCAAAAATTGAGCCCCCGGTGACC